CAGTTAAAGCTTCTTTAATTATTGATGATTTTTTATCGTTTGTCATATACTTAAATTGTCGTATCTAATACTATAATTTTTATATAAATACATTCTCATTATGAAAAAGTGTAATTTTTAATAAAAACAACATAAATTTCTCTCAAATGAAAAAGTTTATATCAATCTTTTACCACCTTTTATAATAAGAATTTATTAAGTGCTGTAATTATCTTTCCCTCTTCTTCCTTAAGAAGTATACCATCTTTATTTATATAATTTTCACCAAAATTAATATCACCACGTTTAACTGGAAATAAAAATGCTCCCGGGGTGCTTGGTGTTGCAACTAAGTCAAAACCAATTAATTCAAAATCATTCTGAACAAGATTTTCACCATTAATTTCTTTAAGTGTACCAACTCCACGACTTGAAACACCTAATTTAATTTTATTCTGCAAGTACAATACAATCTTATCACCAACTACAGAAATCACCCCATATTTAATGTAACCGGGACTGACAATCAACTTCAATTGACCATATAATACATTTTCTTGTTCACCCTTACCCCACCACATTTTAGTAATCATATGTGAGATATTTTGAAGCGAGATAATTGACGAATTACCAGTCCAATGTGATTTTCCATTTACTTTAACCATAAAGTTACCGTTTGCCACTCTAACACAAGCGATATCTCCGTTAAAATCAATTTCTTCAACTTTAATACTTCTTTTATCTAACCAAATATTTTTTCTTTTTGATATGTTTAAATTATACTGTAAATGACTATTTTCTGCTTTTACCAATCTTGGGGTTTTAATTTCCTCAGATATATATTCGGTAGTTCCATCAGATAAAACGACTTTTTTCTTCACCATTATATAATCATTCAAATATCTATCTTTGGGTTGATATGTTGTAATATTTCCATTTCCACCAATTTTAATTAATATTTCATGTAGGTCATTAATTAGTTGTTCTGAAATGGTAAACACAGACTCTTTATTTGACCAATTAACATGTTTTGATTTAACACTTCGTCCATCACCAAGCATAAACCAGTCAAAAAATATTTGTAATAAATCAATTGATGTTTGTTTTAAATCTGTTGGAATATATTTGTTATATGAATATCCTAATGGATATAAATAATTATAAAGTCTTGCATCATTTATATGATATTGGCATTTTCCATTATCATGCTCATCAATCCAATAATCAAAAGGCATTCGATTTAATAAATCAACAATTTTATTTTTTGTTTCTAATTTTACTTGAGTAATAACAACATTATATCCATTAGATTTATATTGATTAGTTTTTGCTCCAGTACAATGCCCTTCAGACAGATAAATACCCATAAAAGCATACCAATCCTCTGATTTGATATCAATTGATTTAGTATATCTATCAATTAATTCGTGTTTTAAATTAAAACTTAGGTCGGTTTTATCAACACCGTTTAGTGTGAAATATTCAGAACGTGTTCCAGTCCAATCTCCCGTTTTTAATATTTTATGTTGACCCGATGATAAAACATTATTTTTATTGTCATAAATATCTTTAGCAAACACATATGTTCTCTCACCCCTCTTATTTTCAACTAAAAATCTATGATTACCAGTAACAGTTAAATCAATATTTTGTCCAGAAAATTTATACATCTTACCCTTATATGGTAAATATATTTTCTTTTCTATTTTTTGAATTTCTATTTGATTTGTGTTTGTGTTTATCGTCAATATTTCTTCATCATCAGAAATATCTTTAATCCATTTCCACCCATTTTTTGTACAAATCATTGATTCTGAAGCATTTACGCAGTCAGGATGGTCTGCCTCACTTACAGCACTATTTGTGTTTACTAACTCTTGATATATTTGTACTTGTGGGATTAAAACGTCTTTAGGGTATATACGACCATTTTTATTCTTAACACCCCATTTTTGTAGAATACAATTAACTAATACTGGTTCGTTTGGTTTTAATTCAAAATTTTCGTTAAGGATATCTTTATTAATATCACTACTAATGTATCCTGCATCCGACTCAATCAAAATCCCAAAACCCGTTTCACCCCTTTGTAATATTTTACTCATACGAAATTTCTTTTATATAAATAGTTTGCATTATTAATTTGATAAACTGTTCAAGCCGACTCAAGAATTTCTACTATATTATAAATGTTATTCTATATAAATAGTCAAAATAATTCATTTGACTTTATTAATTTTTATATTTTTCGCCATTATGTATTTATATTAAAAATCTAAAGAATGGCATATAGTTTTGATAAAATTGTTGTTGCAAACGGTAATGTATTACTTATAGAACCCAATTCGGTAAATATTAATACTGGAAGAGAAAGTGGAATACCATTCATAAATGGAATACCACAATATCAAGATATGTACATATTTGCTGAATTAACTGCAGAAAGCAAAGGAAGAAGTGTTATTATCAATGGTAAAGGAAGTAATACTACATCAAAGCCAATAAATTTGATGGGTAATAATCAAGACAATAGTACCGATAATCCAAATTATCTGAACTTTACCACAAATTATTATGATGGTAGTACTGGAACTCGTATGCAATATGAGGGTTTTGGTATAAGTAATATTAAAATAGTAATTAATTCATCATTTGTTCCACAAGTTAATATTCAGTTTGTTGATATAAGAGGATTGGCATTTTTTAACCAAAAAGATTCTCCATATAGAGTATTATTTGATTTTCCACCACCAACATTTAATTTAACAGTTAAAGGATATTATGGTAAATCATTAACATATCAATTACATCTAGTTAAATATACTTCTGAATTTCAAGCAGAAAATGGTAATTTTGTTATTGATGCACAATTTGTTGCAATGACATTTGCACCACTAAGCGATATTTTATTGAGATATGTTGTGAATATCGCAATGATGAGAAACACAACTTCAATGAACCCAGAAACAAATATCGCACCAAAAAATACATATGAATTAATATTAAAACTAAAGAATTTATATTCAGCAGTTTCTGATAAATTAAAAACAGATACTGAAAGTCTTAAATTAGATACTGTTAATACTGAAATTGAAAATATTAATGTTGCGATTAAAGCATTGCAAGCATATAATGAAAATGAAATATTGAATAATAAAGGTAAACCACTTTTAATTATAAAAAGTAAACCACTCGACATTTATCCAATGAAATCATCTAATTCTGATATAATTAGAATAATTAATTCTTTAAGTGAATATGATGCTACAATTAAAAACCAAAATTTAACAGGAACTGAAAATACAATAAAAGATAGGTTATGGATTGTATGTGAAGTAGGAAGTGAAGATAAACCACCAACAACACCAACAATGACTCCATCGCCAGTACCAATTCCAACACCAATACCACTGGCACAAACTTTATCATTTTATACTGTTTCAGGAAAAGATTTAGATACAAAAGCTAATTTTAATAATTATCGCACTATTTTAGTTAAAAATACCACCCCATTAATAGCAAATGAAACAGATATACCAAATGCAGAATCATTTTTTAATAATTATAATCTTACATCAAAAATAGAAAACAAAACACAATATATTGGAATTGATATCACTAATTACTATTATAAATTATATAAAAAGAAAGCAATATTAGAAAAACAACAAGTAGAACTTCAAGATAGTCTCAGCATAAAAATTAATAATATGGTTTCTCAGAGATTGGGAATGTCACCATCAATATATAATATATTTAAAATTATATTAGATGATGTTGACAAATTTTTTGATATTCTAAGAAAAACCGCATGGGATGCAGAAACTGAACATAATACACGAGATGCAATAAATATTATTGCTGCTAATGATAGTGATGATGTTAAAGGTAAATTAAAAATATTTGCTTTTCCATTATTAATTGCTAGTAAGCCAGTATTTGGTGGAAATAAAGAAGAGAGAATAGCACCAATTGAACTTAGTAAAAAAACAAGTTTTCCTGAACTAAATCTTGTACAAGAATTTATTGATTCATTCCCCGACCAAGCTGCTTTAGCTGAACAATATAATTTAAGGGATGAACAAAATGACGATGGTACACATAAATGGATACCAATTTCACCATATGATTCAACACTTGGTGGAGCTAACCCTGCAAGTCCATATATTGGTCTTACAGATGATTTTTTAACACAAATTTATAAAATAATATTGAAGAGATTTTATATTTTATCACAAGGTACAATTGCTGATGATTTTTACAACACTGATGAAAAAAATACAGTACATAAAGCATATGTAAATCTATATGCAGAATCGGAAGCAGTAAACTTAGCATCAGCACTTGTAGCAACAAAAAATGATATGAGGGTGAAAGAAGAAATAAAACCATTTCTTGCTCAAGGTGTTAATGTTTTCTATAATAAAATTCAAAACATTACTGATACTTATGCAAATGGTACTATTGATTTATATAATTTCCACACAGATGACCCCAAATATTTCTCAATCACTCCAATAGAAGCAAATACTAATTTGAATGATAATCAAACTGGTTTAGTATATGTGAATAAAGGTAATCCAGCATTTGAAGGTGTTAATTTATATTTACCAACAATTGAAATACAAACAATGCCAACCGATAATAAATCATCAAAACCTATTGATAGGTTCAATAGTGAAGTTAAATTGAAATTTTGGGATAGTATTTTTGAGGGAAATCCAATCGAATCTTTTTATGAATTCACAATGGAAAATGTAATTTATATTAAAGACATAAAAGATAATAATAGTATTTACAATGATACTTCACTTAAATCAAGATATTTAACTAACACAAATTATAAAGATGGTTTATTTGATGATGGCTTTCCAAAAAATCAAAAAATTGCATACGCAAGTGGAAATAATACATTTAATGTAGACAATACTAGGGATAAAGCAAAATTAAAGATTGGTTATGATATTGCAAATATATGGGTTGATGAATTAGGTTCTCTCTACCCTCTCGATAACAAATCAAATCAATGTAAAGATGACCTAATATACGATAAAATAATAAAAAGTGGGTCAACATTAGGTGCATTGATATTACTATCAAATTTTGGATATACTTTAAGTCCTTTTAATAAATATCCTTCAGATTTAAATGATATTGTGTTTAATACACCTGCTGCTGTGGAAGTTCCTAATTTTTTACCATCATATATTGGTGCACTAATTGATGCAATTGAAGGCGATGATGATAATACACCTTGGGAGAACCAAATTTTAAATTTCTTTACTGGAACAACTGGTGATGGTATTGGAAGTATTTTTGGAAATATGGGATATTATGTTCTTGCTGACTTACATGACATTAAAAACTATATAGGGGTAAAGGATAAAGAAGTGTTCAAAACAGCATTCCGTACATTTTATAAAAATGGTGATTATCTTTCATTACAACAATCATTAAAACTTTTATATGAATTGGTAAAAAAAGAAACCACAGAAAATTATAATAATACAAATTATCCTAGATTTTATAATAAAAAATTAGCTTATAATTTTTATTTAAATCCTTTAGTTGAAAGTGATTTATTTATGTTATCTAATATGGATGGAAAAGCTTCTTATTATGAGACAATACTTAAATATTTAGTTACAAGAAAAAATATTATAAATTATAGTCAGATTACATTTAAAATGTCGGGTATGACAACATATTCAAGTGGATATACTTCACTTGCAAGCGGAAATACCAACACAAAAATAAAAACAATTAACGACAGCTATTTCACACAGTTTTTTAGAAAATTAAATGATGAAATTGATAAAAAGAAAGAAGAACAAAAGAAAAAACTGGAAGCACAAAAGAAAATATTGGGAGATGTAGATATTATAACACAAACATATTACTCTTTAAAAAATATAAACGATAAATGGTTGACTGGAAATAATACTAAATTGGGCATAGGTTACCCATTCAATTTAGATGGTAAGAAACTAATTGATTCATTTGCTTTTGTCGATAGAGCGATGAATCCAATTGGTGATACTATCATTAATGCAGAAATTCTTATACAAATGTTAGAAGACCCTAACATAACCATATTCACCGCATTATCACAATTATTATCATTAAATGGTTTTGAATTCTTTCCATTACAAAATTTTATGAAAATTGGAAATAATGAAAGTGATTGGGAAACATGTTTTAAAATATCAACAAATATTGACCAAACAATTAGTAGTGCCTTTGTATGTATGTACATTGGTGGTTCATCAAACTATCTTTCTGTATCAAAAAATAACGAATTTGAGAATGACGGTATTACAAATCTTGATGCCCCGGGAGTTAGCGATTTTTTTACAAAACCACCAACGCAAAATAAGGGAGGTGAAGACGATAATCAAACAAGTAATAATGACAAATTTCCTTGGAGACAAGTACGTGCATTTAGGGTTAGGTTTGGTGAACAAAATCAATCAATGTTTACTGGAATTAAAATAGATAGTAAAGAATATCCAGAAACAAACGAAAGTATTCAAATATTATCAAGATTAGCTGGTGATAATAAAGAGAATGCACCAATACCGAAAGGTCAGAATTTATATAATTTATATGAAAATAGGTCATATAAGGCAACAGTAACAGGATTGGGCAATGCTATGATTCAACCAACACAATATTTTCAATTAGAAAATGTACCACTATTTAATGGTGCGTATATTATATTAAGTGTTGAGCATAATATTGAAGCAAACAAAATGACAACAAGTTTTTCTGGAACAAAATTATTGAAATATCCAATACCAAGAGTAACAAGCTCTGCATCAATTGCTGGATTTAAATTTGGTTCATCTTCTGGTGGTGAGATTGTTAAAGCAGTTTTACTTTCCGATGATAAAAGAACAGAACACAACTCAATGTATGAATTAAAAATAGAATAAAATGGCTTATATTAATTTAACTAATTTGGGTAAAAACTTTATTACTGATGTATGTAAAGAAAATGGTAGGTCATTACTTGACGGTACTAATGGTAAGCTACCATATTGTCAACCACCAGATACTGGTAAAACTTGGTATTCACATGCCAAATATAATGGCATTGCCATTAGTGATAATAAAGCATTGGGTATTGCATTAATTGATTGGTATAATAAATATGGTGATATATTTCAAATGGATGCAAATATTATTGCAGCACAGGCTTATATCGAATCTTCATATAAGGTATGGTGGTATTTAACAGATAGTACTGCATCAGGAATTAGTCAAATCAAATCAGAAGATATTTATAATATTATTGTAAATAATACATATGCCGAAAAAGAATTATATAGATTTACTGCAAATGAAATTACTGCAATTACTAAAAACTGGACTGGTAATGTAACTAATGCAAACACATATGATGTTGATATGGGAGAGGGTAAAATAAATAGACCAGTATTACATCAGAATATAATTGACAATCCAGAAATTATGATTAAAGCACAATATTGTTACATGAAATTCATTTCAAAAAATTCTAAAGGAATTGCCAGTAGTGCTTTATTTGGATATAATCTTGGAAATGAACTTGTATATCCCTCATATAGTAGGTCAATTCAAGCTGCAAAAGATAAGTATGGTAATGATTATGAAGAAAAAGGAATAGAATACGTATTTAATATCTTTGAGATTTTAGGTGATAAAGAAAATAGTTCAAAACACGGATATTTTGGTTATGAAGATAAAGTAAGGATGAAAGAAAATTTTATCAAATATAATGCTGAGGTTGCTGAAAGCGAAAATAATGGTACTACACCAACAGCTTATGGTAAGTATTATATTGTTGGTTTTCCATATCCAAAAGATTATAATATTTCTGAATATATGACATATTACGATTCAATTTCAATGAATGCAATAAAGAATCCACAACATCCCGAAAGAAAGAATTATGATAATACTCCAACAGAAAATATTCTAAATAATCTTATAAATATTGCGAAAAAAATTTATGACCCACTTTGTAAATTCAATGGTTCTAAAATTTATATAACATCAGCATATAGAGGTGCATATTTAAACTATGATGTTGATGGTACAGAAAATTCACAACATAGAATTGGTGAAGCAATTGACATTCAAACTGACAATAATAATTCTGCATTATTTTATTATATTGCAAATAATCTTCTATTTGACCAATTAATTTGGGAAAAGGGTGATGCAATAAAACCAAGTTGGATTCATGTTTCATTAAAAAAGATAGGTATTAATGAAAAAAAATTAACAATTTATAATCCTAACTGGCAAGTTGATTATCAACACAAATATACTGTTGCGGATTTTAATGCATTAAAAAATAATTTATATGCATAATAAAAAAAGGCATCATTTGATGCCTTTTTAATTTATAACAATTCTTTTTTCAGTTCATGTAAACTGATAATATTATCATCAACATTTTCTTTTTTATATACCATTTCTTTAATTTTCTGAATAGCTTTTGCAATACTATCTTTTGCACTATCTTTTGTTACACCTTCTAATATTGTAAGACTTTCAGTTTTATAAGTTTCGAGAAGTACTTGTTTTTCTTCATCACTGGATTTAATAAGTATTTTAAGTAAATTTTTATCTTCTTCATTTAATGATTCATATTTTTCATTGAATTTATCAACAGCAATTTCAATAACATCTTCGTCAATTGGTTTAACATCGACATTCTCAAACAATTCTTTTTTCTTTGGTTCTTTTATATGATTTAAAACAAGTGTAAATGATTCATGAACCGCATCCACATCAATCTTATCATAGTCGTTAAGTGATTCAGTTATGAGACAATCAATAGCATTATATAACACTGCTTTTTCAAGACCTGCAACAATACTGCCACCCTGAATAAATTCATTTAATTTTTCTCTTTCTGCATCAATTTCAGCAATCGTATATACATCAAACAACTTAATGTTATTATCAATATAACGTGTAGCAACCAATTCATTATCAATATGTTTATTTTCTAAATTACTAAAGACCTTGAATTCTAATTGTAGAATGGGTGAATTTTTCACCACATTGAAAAAGTCGGTAGTTAACTTCTTTGACTCTTCAAGCAAATTGTCATTAAAATATGACTCTTTCAACTTTTTAGAAATTACTAAATTAGCAGTTCCAATGTTGGCGTTTTTCATATGATATAATTCGATTTATTATAAATACTGCAATTAATTATAAACGTTTACTCAATATAATATATTAGTAACACAGCCAAATTATGTTGATAAGTCAATATTTTCAATATCCTCAATTTCAACGTCTTGTGATTCATTAATTTTTTGCACGGTATTAATGCTTTCGGTGTTTTCTAATAAACCATTAATTTCATCAACCATTTCCAATGCATTCTTATTTAATTTATCATTAATTTCATTATTTTCCTGAATAATTCCTCTGTTTATTATTTCATTTTTACGTTCAGATTCTTGAGTACTACCATATACAAGTTTTTCAACATGTTTGTCGTATTCTTCTTCAGTAAATCGTTTATTTTCTATCATTGGTGGCAATCCACCTTCACCACCAGCAGGAGCACCACCACCTATTGGTGGCATACCACCTTCACCACCACCCATTGGAGGAGCACCACCACCCATTGGTGGGGGAGCACCAGCACCACCCATTGGAGGAGCACCAGCACCACCAGCAGGTGGCATACCGCCTTCTGTTCCACCACTAATTGGCATACCTTCAACTGGTTCGCCATATCTCTTATCAATATCAGTAAATAATCCTGTCTTTTTAATTGTAACTGGCGTGTCTGCAAGTTCTTGCATAACAGCTTTTTCCATTTTTTGTTGTTTTAAATCATCAACAATTTCTTTATCACTCATGTTGAATACTTTACGTTTTGCTGTTGTATGTGACATTGCTGCAATACCACCTTCTGCACGAGTTAATTCAGTATAAGTCTGTGCTTTATCACGCATTAATTCAGATTTCAATAATTCTGCTTGTGTTGAAGGATTTGTAAGACTTAATGTGAAACTCTTAAGGTCTTCACCACTATAACCTAATAAATACAAATGAATCATTGCCATTTTATTAAGTTCCTGAATCATTGCTTGCTGAATACGGTTAATTTTCTTTGAAAATCTAATGTCGTATTGTGCCATGTTTTTTCCAGCACCTGCTGCGTCTTGGAAACTCAAAAATGGTTTTGGAACACCCAGACCCACGAATAAATTATCACGAAGATACTCTATATCCTGAATTGCATCAAGGTTCTGAGCACCGGGGAGTGTATCGATACCAGTTTGTGTATTTGCATTTCTCACTGGTAAGAAATAATCTTCGTCATTACCAAGAATATTAAAACGATAATCAATTTGTCCGTCATTTGGATTTACTTGTGATGTTTTTTTGAACTTAGTTGCTACTTTATAGATATATTCTTCAATATCATCTTCATCAATATTACCAACGTCAATTTTAAAGACTTTCTTTTCACCAGCACGAATAATACGGTAAGTTAACATAGCATCTTCAGCCATAACCAATTGTCTAAATACTCTACGTACTTTATTTAAAATTGAATTTCCATAAGGTAGGTATTTGTCGTCCCCAAGTAATCTAAAATGTGCAATTTCGAACACATTAAATTCATCACCAGTCATTCTTTCTTTAAACCTAACTAATGGTTTACCATTTTGAATTCTTTCAAATCTTTCAATTTCGTAATTAACAAGTTGTTTTACATGTGTGATACCTTTTTTACGTTCACCATAAAGTAGGACGAAATTATCACCATATTTACAAACATTTCTTACCCAAAAAGGTAGGTTAACATTCACATTAATAATGTCGTAGAAAAATTCTTCAAGTAAGTATTTTATTCTTTCTTTGTTTGAATAAACATTAAGCATTTTACCATTTAAACCAATGGTTGTTGCTTCTTCCATGAATAAATCTAATGCACTACTAATAATTGGGTAGTATTCCATACCCTCATAGTCAATGTATGCAGGTAATCTTGCTGCCTCATATTGCAAAGCTTTTTGAAAACCCCTATCAGTTGTTCTAAAAAATTTGTTTTGAAGTTCTTTTTTTTGCTCCAATTCCAAACCCTTTTTGTGTATTTCTTCTGGAGTATTACCTTTAATAACAATCTTTGCTTTTTCTTGTGGTTGTGATACAGATTGTTGTACTATTGGTTGTACATCTTGAAAACCGAAGCCATCAAGATTCAACATTTTATTAAGTTGTTGGTATATAGTTCCTTTATTTTCTTTTTCGCCAGCCATTTTATAATTTTTTATATTTTTTTATAAATACTTAGATTTTTTTGAAAAGTCTCTAAATATAAATACAATTTAATTTTTCTTTTTCTCTTTTATTCCATCAAATAACCACGCATTTGCCTGATATGGATTTAATGGTGATACACTATTTGGCGAAATCATTGGTTTGTTCTTAAAATCACGTTTTTTTCCAATTTCAGAAATATCATTGTTGGTAATAATTGCATTAAGCATTTTTTCAATTATACCTTTGCTTTGTTTAAATCTCACCATATCGAAATTCAATACATATAAACCAATTGATAATCCCATAATACTGTCGTCATGGAAGCTACGTTTGTGGTCTGCAACACGATTTCCAGCAACCGTGACAAATGTTTTTAATTCATTTAATAATCTAATTGACCTAATAATAACATCTTCTAAATGAATTGCTCTTTGCATTTCAAGTACAACTGAAGGTCTGTTGTTGCCGATAAAGAAACCGGGAATTAAATCCACATTTATTACTGTACCATCTGGCATAACTTTTTGACCCTTTTTAATATAACCCTGCAATCTATCTCTTGAAGGTTTATGTGTTATTTCTGCATAATGAACATTATCATAACCAAATTCCAGAAGTTTTTCAACACTTTGAACCCCATAACCACCAGTTATATCAACAACACAATATGCATTATTATATCGTTTACCATATTGATATGCAATTTCAGAAAGCATTTGTGGTGTTACTTTACCATAATATTCAAGAACCTGTTCGACTTTATGTCTTTTTATTTTAACCTTTTTTACTTTTTCACCCTTAGTCACAATTTTTTCTTCAATTATCTCAATAGTTTTAAGAATATTTATCGTTGAATTATCTTCTCCATGACCCGGTGACGCATCTAACGCCATTATATATTCTTCACCTACTTTTGGGTCTTCCCAAATCCATACATTATTATCAATATATTCTTGACGAATTGGTGGTAGGACTTCATCTTCTTGAATACGTTTAAGATATTCTTCTGCAATAAAATTATCACCAGACCCCAAAAAACTACATAGTAATTCTTGTGCAATTTTTCGCATATCACCATTTGCATTCTTAATTTGGTCTTCAAACCAAGGTGAACTGGCTTCCCAACCATCATCCATCATTTTAATTCGCTGCTCATTGCCCCAATTATCATCAACAATTCTTATTTCAGTCGTTTTGCCTTTATTCTTTAACCAACATAAACCTTTATTATATCTTGGGTCGTTATACCACCATAGTTCAACAGCTTTAAAATTGTTTTCTTCATTTCTTGCACCCATGAAGGTTTTATAGAATACAGCATCTAACCCACTTGGCGTACTTACCATAATTGCAGCACCACCAGTCTGTAAGGTGGGTTGTGCAGATGTCCAGAATTTATCACCTTTTTCTGCCCATGCTGTTTCATCCCAGAACAACAATGTTGGTGTCATACCACGTAATGTTTTAGAAGCAAATGCTCCTAATCTTGAATCATTATCGTAGATTTTTAATTTCTGAGTATCTTTTAAATTTTTTTCAGTATTTCTACCAGTCTTAGGTCTAAGCCACACAGGACAACCTTCAATAAATTCAACAACATCACTCATTAATTCATCACGTGCGGTTTCTAATTTATCTGCTACAATAGCAACCTGTCTATTACGATTAAACATAACATACCAAGCAATAAATGCGCAAGTAGTTGTTGAAACACCAGCCTGACGATATTTATTAGCAACAACAAATCGATTTTTTTGATATTCTTGAATTAATTCTTTTTGAAATTCAAATAATTTAAAAGGAACTATTAAACCTGCTTTACCTTGGGTTTGGTCGAAAATAGTTAAATATGTTTCAATAAAATAAATTGGGTTCAGTCCGCAACGAACAATTTCATCTTCTTGTTCTAATTTAGTTAATTCACTTGCTTTTTTTACAATACCCGCTTTAGTAACAATAATCGGTTCAATATTTCCAGCTTTCTTTCTTAATTCCTTTGCTAATTTTCTGGCTTCCTCTTTTTCTCTTTCCTTTTGAACGTCAAACGGAATTATGGGAATGTGTTCTGGAAATATTTCTTCTTCCTTACTAATTTTATTAATATCTTCGGACATTTATAAATATTTCCAATAAATACTTATAAATATAAAATAACAAAACACGCCACATATCTTGATGCAGCGTGTTTCGATTTCTTTCTTCCAAATGGTAAGATGAACTATTTTAAAACCGCAAGGCAAGGTAACTTTCTTGAGTTATCGTGACCTCGAAACCCCTTCTTCCAAATATGGTAAGATGGGCAACTATAAATACTAAAACCTTATTGAAGAAGTTTCAACAAATTCATTATTCTTTAAGATAATTTTTCTTGCGTTTAATAAATCTTTAACTTTTGCTAAGGACATACCATAATGAAATACCAATAATGGCACATCATCACCACCATTTTCAAACATCTTTTCATAATCACCCAAATTTTCGCCCTCTGGTGTTTGTTTTTCTGTTTCATATGCCAAAGCATGAATTGTGTGATAGCCATGCATATATTCTCTATCAACAGCATCACATAAACAGAATAAATCAAAGGAACTTGTTTTTAGATTGAAAATTGCATTGATATAATTTTCTGTTGGTGGCATTGCGTTATCACAAGCAGGACTTAAATCCCAACACCAACCTTCAACATCGATATTTGTGGGGTCTAAAGAGAAAATAAATTCATATAATCCTTCCCCTTTTGTATTATAACCAATCTTCAAAATAAAAATTAGTTTTAATTTGTTGTCATCGTAGTCCATATCATAATTTTACAATAAATACTAATAGAATAAAAAGGAAAAACATCAAAGTTTTTAATTTTTATTGAGTTCAAAACCAAGTTTTTTAATTTCACTTAAAATAATGTTAAGCGAAAAATTATAATCAAATAATTTTTTTCTTCCTTTGTTTTTAAAATAAATAAATAATCCACGAGAAATTAATGATATAAAAAGAATTGAAAATGATATGTGTGTATTGATGAACATTACAATAAGTGCAATTATTAGGAATATAATACTTAATCTCTCCATAATAAAAACCCAACTCAGAATAACATTAAGCTGGTCATCACAATATTGAGTTATAATTCTTCTATATTCCAGCCAATCACAATCTGAATTATCATTACTGTTGCCTTGAATCTTCGAAAAAATTTCAAGTTCACGTTGTTTTGAACCCCCAATATAAGTTCTTTTAAATTTTAAATTTTCAAATGTTCGATGTACCATATTAGTATAAATATGTTAGTTCAAAAAACAATTATACGACAAAGATAATAAAATGTTACAAAAAAACCCGAATTTCTTCGGGTTTTTCATTTTATTATTTTTGTTTTTTTAACATAACACTTTCATACAGTTGAAATTGTTTATCAATAACACCATCAAGTTTTTTTAATGTTGCAGATTTTTTACTTTCAGTTAATACTGGCTTTCTTAAACCAGCTTTTTCTTCAAGTCTATTACGAATATACTTTCTTAATTTTTTTTCGCTCTCATTCATTGAAATATTAACTTCCTTGTCAGGACTGATTGTAATATCAACACCAGTTGTAGGAGCACCATCTGGTTTAATTGTACCCACACCAAGACTCTGTGATTCTGGAGAAAAGAAATTATCTGTTTTTTCTTCTGCAGCTTCACCAGCATCGTCTTTAATAGCTATTTCATCACTTTCAATTTCTTCACCTTCTACTTCTTCTTCTTCTGTGATTGGTTTTACTGGTGCAGTTGCACTAAGTTTTTTACCAGCTTTTTGAGCTACTTTTATTTCTTCAATTGGTTGTACCTCAAGATTTGGTTGTGTTTCAACATTTGCAGGGTCTGTACCTTCTGCTGTTCTAAATTTACTTAAGTTTGCTTGCCCACCAGCACCTGCTTTATAAACATCTTTTGCTGCACCTGCAACTGCCTGTGCACCTTCACTAACCTTATTACCAATTGCCTGACCAGCAGATTTAAGTCCACCACCAATTGCTTGACTAGCAGCTTTACCTAAATTTCTTAATCCACCGAAAAGTTCATTAAGTTTTGCAATATTATCTTCTTCACTGCTTTCATTCATTCCATTAACAACTGGTTCAAGTTTATTTGCATAATCTTCGTGACCATAATCGCTTCTTAATGAATTTAAGATTTCAGGATTAACTATTTTAACTACCAATGCAACACCATCAAGGTCACCATCATTCTGACCGTCATTATGTGCGTTTGCATACCCACTTACTAAATTACCAACTTCTTCTTCACCACATTCTCTAATCGAGTCTGCGTTATATCCTCTTGATTCTGCATATTTAGCAAAAGTGCCACACTCTGAACACTCACCCTCAGCCATTTCTGGTTCGGGAACTCCAGCACCTTCAGTATCTTCAACATTTTGTCCTAAATCTTCAATATCTTCTGGAGGAACAACTTTGGTAATTTTTTCAGCCATAGCTTTTCTATCTTCAATATCAATATCTGGGAATTTATCTTTGAATGCTGCAAGATATGTGTTAACATATGATTTAACTTGTGATGGTTCTAATTCCGTTTTTCTTAATGTATTAGCTAATTTACCAAGAGTTTTTTCAATTTCTTTTGTAGCTTCATCTTTTCCTTCTTCACCACCTTCTGGAGCAACTTCACCACCTTCTGCATCTGCGGTTGGGTCAGCTTCTGGGTCTACACCTGCTTCTGGAACAGCATCACCACCTTCTGGAGCAACTTCAGCATCAACACCATCTGCACCTGCTTCTGGTGGTGGCATTTCTGCACCTGCTTCTGGTGCTGGCATTGCATCTAATCCTGCTGCCATTTCTGCACCACCTTCTGGTGCTGGCATTTCTGCTGGAACTTCTGCACTTGCAGTAGCTGCATCTAAGTCGCCCAATTTATTTTCTGCATTATCAATTTCTTGACTTGCCTTGTCTTCATTAAGTCTTTTTTTGCTACCAGTTTTACTTGGCTTTGATGTAACAGCTTCATTGATAGTATGAAACATCATATTTCTTTGTTTATCAGCTTCGCTTAATGATTTGTATTGAAAATCAGTAATATTTGCCAATCCACCAATATATGCAAAATCTGCAACATTTGGGTCTGGTTTAATACCTGCTTTTTTAACAAAATAGCGATGTTGTTCTTTAATAATACCATAAGCAACGCCATCTGCTGCTCTCTTGTAATCAATTAAAGTACCCAAAGTACGAGATTCTTTGACTGAAGTTTTATTACTCTGAGCTAAATTCCTTAGTCTTTCGTAATATGCTTCTTCCGATGTATGTTTTTTCATTTGAATATTGTTTACTTACTTATTATTTACTTATATTTTTTTATAAATACTTAATTAAGAGCAAAAAAATTGAATAATTAGATTATTTCACCTTTTTCATTCACAATTTTATTATTAATCAGCATTTCGTTTATTTTTGGCGTAATTAAATTCTTTCTTTTGTAATCATCAATAACCGACTGGTTTGCTTTTTTTTGTGAAACGTTTTCATTTAAATATTTCACATTTTTATGTAAACCTTCCATTATATCATAGAATATTTTTTCGGATTTTTTCCTTTCAACATATTCTTTTAATTGCTTTGTAGTTACTATAAATCTTTTCATAACTTAATTCATAAATTCATTTAAACTTAATTCATTAGTAAGATAATCATTCTTAAGCTCAACCATTTTTTCTAAATATCCTGTATTTCTTAAAACCTTAAATACAATATTTTCAACTGAAAATTCACCACTTTTATCAAGTCCTGTTTGTCTATATTTTTTAATTTTTTCTTTAAGTTGTTCGTGCTTTTTTAAAAAACTCTTTTCATCCTTATTAGTTTCTAAGTCATCAATCGCATTCATAATGTCTGCGGACTTCAATTGAACGTCTGCTGAATCAATATTAACAATTTTTTTGATTGGTTTTCTAATCCACTCATTTTTAATTAAAGAATATGTACCAGATGAATGATGTGGTTCTTCACTATCCTGAAAATACATTTCAACATCATGTCCCTTTATCTGAATTGAAAGTCTTTCTGTCCATAACGCTTTTTTTAATTTAAAAAAATCACCCACAAATTCTTTATTCTCAGAAATTTGATTAAAATCAAGAATAATATGGACATCTAAATCAGAATTTTCGTTATAATTATAATTTGCCAAACTACCTGTTAATATAATGTCGTTATATTTAAGATTCTCCACATCACAAAATTCAATAAACCTCTTTGCATTCATTAATAATGTCTTTCTTATTTCAGATTTAAGTTTCTCATCAGATTCCCAGACAATAGGGTTTAATGTATCATGCATTTGAATTGATGACACATCAACATTGTCGGGTTCAACAACCTCTTTCAGTACGTCCGAAATGTTGTGACCCTTCCAATATCTACCTGACCACGCACGTGGATTTTTCTTATTCTCTATCATTTTAATTAATATATGATGTTAATTCATATGTACCACTTTCCATTCTATAAAGAATAATCATAACGCTTCTTCTTTTGTCAGGAATACCATCTTTCAATAATGGAATGTTTGCCCTTTTGGTTTGTCCATAACTAACACCGCCAGTACCAAAATATGTCCACACCTCATCTTCATCAAGTGTAAATCCTTTTTTTGCAACCTTTTCTCTAACAGCATTAATTGCATCAGATAGTGTTTCAAAATAAGTGTCATTCTGTTGTCCTTCAACTAATTTTATTTCATTTACAAGACTTCCAATCGTCTTATGTTTCCTTTCAATCAATAATCTATAAAGCGTATCAATTACATCAAATTCCTGCATTTTAATTAATTCGTCCATGAACGCTTTTAATTTTTCTGTTTTAATTTGATATAATTTAACATCATCTTGAATCCATTTATCATCTTCATTAACTGGTTTAGCTTTATTAGTTCCAAATGGGTCAGGTACACCATAAGTTTCACTAATTCCCTCAGTTAATTTAAAATCAGGATTCAACTTTACCATATTCTCAAATAGTAATGTCTTAGTATCTTTTAATACTTTTTTCATTTTTAATTGAAAATTAAAGAAAATTTATTTACCAACTTTTGCAATTGCAGCTACTGGCACTTTTTTTCCTGTATTGGGTTTTACTTCGTCCAATTCTTTTTTTTCTTTATGTTCCTTTTCTTCTTCTTCATGAGATTCAGATTCTTCGTGTTCCTCAGATTCTTTATCTTCCTTTTTTTCGAATTTTTTAGCACCTTTGCCCTTATCAAAATTCCATTCTTGAAGATTTTCGGGAGCTACTTCACCAGTTTCAGCAGGAACTTCATCTTCTTCTGCTTCACCATGAAGCATAGCATAAAGTTCATCAACTTTTGCTGTTAATTCTTGAAGTTTTTCTTCTGGAGTTTGTTCTGTGGTTTCTTCACCAGTTTCAGCAGGTAATGCAACATCATCTGTTGCTTCAATTTCTTCGAAACCCTCATTTAATTTTGGTTTGAATGTTTTATCGAGTCTACCCATAACTTCGAATAATCTTTGTTTGTCATTTCTTTTCATAATATCAAATTTTATATAAATACTAATTTATTTTGAATTAATGTACTAAGAAAAATGTTCTTAACACATCAGGTCTTTGTGTTGATATATCCGTCTCTCCTTTTGATTGAACAATTACGTTATATGTTGGTCTATCTACTTCTGGAGTATTCATCATTTCATCGTGTGATAATAATGTGCCATCATTAGGTACACCAAACATTTTTGAAACTCTTTGTTTTAGAATATCCATACCATTTTTATCTTTAAAAATAAGTTTATCGTGAGAATCTACCGCAAGTTTATTACCCTTTTCATCTTTTTTAAATAAGTCTTTGAAATCATTAAACATAATTTCTGATGTTTTCGCACCCGTTAAATTAACCTTTTCACGCTCACTTGGTTTTGCATCAGTTGAAAAACTAATTACAAAATCAGGTCTATTATTAGCTAGTGATAAATTTGAAAAATCAGCAGGAAGACGATTTTGATTATAAATATCCGCAACTTTTGTATGTGCATATGATTTAACGACAAAACCTTCGTCCTTTAATTCTTTCATTATCTCCAAACCAATATTAAAATATTTTTTCGAAAAAAAATCACCAGAATCATTCCACCTAAAACGCATTTCTTTATCATTTCCCTTTTTATATAATGCAATAATTTCATTTTTTAAATTATCTTTAAACTTTTGAGGATTATTCATTAACAGATTTAGAATTCTGGTCTGTTTTAAAAAGATATTTGTTAAACGAACATAATTGCCTTTTCTAGCATAACAAGGTTTAATACATGTGCCAGCCCCGGGGCAAGTACTTAGAACCTTAAAATCTTTATTATCATAATCATATATTAATCCTCTAAATGCAGGTAATCCGATAGTTACAGTATAAAAGTCATCAGTTGCTGATTTTAACATTTTTGAATTTCCACCACTTATAATTTCTTTGGGTTCAACCATAATATCATCAATAAATGCTTGAACATCAATATCACCTTCAATATTTTTTTTAATTGCTTTATTATGGATAATTAAATCGGGTTTTTTTCTTTTATGTGATGGTAATACATAATTTGCAAGTATTTTATTTAAATATTCCTTTAATTCCTCAACATTCCAACAAGAAACAGGTTCAACGTCTTTAAAATCACCCTCCCAATCAACTTCAGATAATTGTTCTTCTTTTAACGATAATTCTGGTAAACCACCAACCCTTTCCATCATTTCGAATAATCGTTGTCTTGAGTTCTTAATCATTATAATAATGTATTAATTTTATCATTTTTAATAAATACTCAATTATATTCAAATGGGTTTAGTATTTATTATTAAATTCCAACATAAAATGAATTTAGAATGCCTAAATGATATAATTACCAGCAATCTGGCAATACATATTGACCTAACCAATATTAAATCATGGAATTTGAACTCAGGTTTAACTTCGTTTAGTTTAACCAAATGGTCGGGTGCGATTTCAGATAACATTAATTTAATCGATTTCGGTTTGACTGCTTTTGATAATGGTAGAACCAATATTATGTGGAGTGGAATCACATTAACACCACAAGATAACTTGTTTTCAATGTATAGAGTTGGATATAATGTAGTTCAAAATCCAACAACTGGTCAAACAAGTGGAGTAACTGTAACCACACAATTTTTACCAATAAGTGGTATAACTACAACAGGCACAAGTGGAAACCATTTTGAACTCAATGGTGGTTATCTTCAAGGATTTTTCAAATTAAATAATTATAATTATGAATTACTACCTGCAAGATATAATAATGGTATAACAATCGAAACACTATTATATTTATACCCAAACTCACAAGGAATATTTTACATGATGGGCGCACGTGCAGAAGATAAATACAACTCATATTTTAGTGGTGAAACTATCACAGGTAGTACTTCAACTGGTGGTACTGCAATTACTGGTGTAACAACAAGTTTAAATAATTACTTAGATTCTTTCATAGAAACACAAGTACTTAAAAGTGGATTTAGTTCACCAGAAAATAACAAGAAAATAGTATATTCAGAAACACAACCAATTAACAATATAAAAAATAATGTAATTGCATTTGAATTAACTCAAGACAGAAGACTGGCATACAAATATATAAATGCTGATGGACTTATTGTTACTAATGCATCACCTACAATAATTAATGCAACTGGTTTTACATTAATTGCATTGGTATTTACACCAATAGATACAATTACAGACTACGACTTATTAAATTGTGCACCACAAAGAACAGGAAAATTAATTTTTTATGTTAATGGTCGTGCACTTTGGATTATCAAAGAATTTCCAGAATTTTATTTTAAGTCATTCGGCAATGATAAAGAAAAACAATTAGGCGTTCCATACTCAATCAGTTGGGGTGGTGGTAGTTTTGGCTTAAAAGAATCTTGGCATTATGATTATCAAACATATATATTATATAATGGTCAAGACACTAATTATATAAACACAAAATTCTTTGTTGAAGCAGACCCAATTTCTACAGAATGTTATACTGCACCAACAGGTAATACATATTTGGCTGGATTATCATTAAGTGCTGACAGCACAACATTTAAATATGTTGATGATTGCGATTCAAGTATTGAACATCCACTTACTGTAATGCGCATTAACTATACTGGTACTACTGGAACAACAGGAACATCAAAATATTTTATAAAATTCAATCAACCAATTACCACATTATCAAATCGAAATTATGTTGCTGATTTACAAATATATAATGATAATTTCTTTAATGGTGGTAGTGTCAATAAAATATCTTTATTAATGTTTAGTGATACTGTTGATATAAATATTATAAAAGATAGTGAATATGTTTATCCATTAACTCAAGAATATATATTAAGTTTACTACCACAATATGGTAGTTTACATCCTTGGGGTGCTGGTGAAGAATATCAATACAGTCTTAATGGTACACTATATTACGGAGTGTCAGGACTTCCAGTTACACCAGAGAACTCATTAATTGTTGGTTACGGTAATAGTATATATTATTTGGTTAATGATAATTTATTATTAATTAGTGGTGATGGTTGGTTACCAATAAACAGTACCTTTAAAACAACTGATAATTCGGGGAAAAATGAAATATATTTAGGAATTTTAATTGAAACTGATAGTACATTCAATACTGGTGGTACATTATATGTGAAAGATTTTACATATAATGCTGCCGATATACTAGTAAAAGACCAAAGAAAAAACAATTTAACAATAGAACAAAATTTTAATTCAGGATTTATTGGTGGAATTCAAAAACTAAGAATTTATGATAAAGCATTTACTGCTCCCGAAATACTACACAATGCATTAATGGAAGCGAAAACAAAACCAAATATGCTTGTAAGTAAAGGTGGAAGAATTATCTATCGTTAAGACCATGAGCAAATTATCGGAAATTTATGTGGGGTGGAAGAATTTTACATTTCCAAACCCCAAAATAGAAGAAATTGCTAAAAAACGAATAGCAATTTGTATTGATTGTGATAAGTTAAATAAAAAAAATTATTGTAAACTATGTGGTTGCTACATGCCAGCTAAGACGAAAAGTCCTAAATCACATTGTAGAGATAAAAAATGGTAAGAATTAACAATATGAAACATTCTGAATTTTATCTTTCATTTCTCCAGTTCTGATTTCCAGAGTTTCACTAGTAATAAAGTCTTCAGTATATTCCCTAATAAATAAGTTTTTAATTCTTGGTGGTGCTTTTTCAAATGCAACAAATTTAATTTCATCACCATCTGGTGTAGTTAATGTAACTGCAATATCATCCCATGCAAAGCCATCAAACCAAGATTCTCCCGAAGGTTCGATATAATTTGCCCAGCTTCCTGCATCATGCGTACCATATACATTAATTCTAACATCATCGCTATAAAAATTTAATCCAAACATAATTGGCTCTTGCTCCAAGTCATATTTATATTCAATATTAAGGAAATATTCGATTGTAAGACTGTCAGCATCTTCAGAATGGATTTCATCCCAATTGCCACTGATTCTGGAATCTGTGATTTCTATAACTTTTATTTTAGTTTTTTTATTTAAAAGCGAATCACAAATAAATTGCTTTTGTAAATCTTCGTTTTTTAATAAATCAATATTTTCTTGTTCTTTAAGAAACTCTTCGTTACCCAAAAAATCAAAATTTGAAAGTTCTTCGTTAATGATTTTTATTAAATCTTGTTTTGGCATTTAATTCATTTTTAATAAATACTTATTATTTCACATAAAATTTAATAATTTTAATTAAACATATTACATTTTAAATCTATATTCACAGTATTTATATAAGAAGAATCATTGCTTAATTTAGAATTAAGTTATGTCTGAAAAAAATCAGGGTGATTTTTGAAATTTTATAGCCAGACAGTGGTTATGTGAAATTTTAAGACTTGACTAAGATGATTGGGATTGCACCATTATTTTGATGGTGCAATCTTTTTTTATATTGGATAATTAATTTATGTATTCAAAATGCCAACTCTTGTGTGATTTACATTTACCACTGAGTACATGATAGACATCTCTTCGAATTAAATGATTTATTATTATTCATAATTTCTATACTGTGTTACAATTTTTCCTTTATAATTTTTAAATGTTACAGTATTTTCAGATATATTATCAATATAATTAGGATTTACAGGCATTTTACCAATATCACTATCAACAATAAACTGTGGTACAGCATACCCCGAAGTCCATCCTCTTAATCCATGTATTATTTCAATACCTTTTTCAATTGTTGTTTCAAAATGTTTAGCACCATTAATTTTATCCATTTGATATATGTAATAAGGTTTTACTCTGATTTTAAGTAAACCTTTATTAAGCTTTCTAAATGTTTCTACATTATCATTAATACCTCTCAATAATACACTCTGTGAACCTAATGGAATACCAGAATCCGCTAACATATTACACGCTTTCTGCACATCGGCACTAAGCTCATCTGGATGTGTAAAATGTATGCTCATATACACTGGATGGTATTTCTTTACAATATCCATTAATTCAGGTGTTATGCGCATAGGTAATACCACAGGCACTTTAGTTCCAATACGTATAATCTCTACATGTTCAATACTACGCAATCTACTGAGTATGTATTCAATCTGGTCGTCTCTTAATGTCAACGGGTCACCACCCGATACTATAACGTCCCTGATTTCAGGATGAGTTTCAATATACTGGAAACCCTGTTCCCACTCTAAGTTAGATACTTTAATATCGGTTCTTTTAGAAACCATATGACTTCTTGTGCAGTAACGACAATATAAACTACAAAAGCCAGTTACCAAGAACAATGCTCTATCGGGATACCTATGAACAATATTTGGAACAGGTGAATATTTCTGTTCATCAAGTGGGTCTTCTTTTTCACCCTCAATTGAGTTTAATTCGTTAATTGTAGGGATGATAGTCTTATATAGTGGATGGTCATTTGATAATGTATCCAATAAATAAACATAATATGGTGTTATTCTGAAAGGTAAATGATTTATTGGCATATCTATAATAGTACCATTTTTCTTTCTACCTAATAATTGAATTAATTGTTTTGTGCTGGTAATACTGTTTTTGATTTGCCATTTCCAATCATACCATTCTTCAAAAGTAGTTCCTTTGAAGTTCTCGTCAATAAATAATTTGAGTTTAATTTTTTCAAGCAAGGATTCTTCCTTGCGACCCGCAGGGTAGTCATCAGGGTTTTCTGACTCTGTTTGAGATACTTGTAAAATCTGTTCGTTCATTAAATTTTTGTTTCGTATAAATATAAAGAATGTTTAAAAAAGTCAGACAAAAATACAATTATTTTAATAAAAACAATAATAAAAAAATAAATATTTTGAATCAATTCTAACATACCATTTTATATAAGTATTTATGGGAAATAATTACTATGTTTGATAATAAGCAGAGACTATTTGAGGTAATGGAAAAATTAAATCCAGAATTTAAAGTTAATGAAATTCTTACTCCACAACCTACACCAGCACAAGCTGGTGCTAGAACAGTATCGTCTGATGTTACTAATCTTCAAAAGATAAGTCAAAAATCACCAGCAATGCAAACCGCTAATTTACGTATCGATACTCCACAAGAATTTGAAGATGGATTTACAATATGGTTTACAACAACTGGTTTTAATCCGCAAAAAAAACCACTTAGTATATCTCAGGCACAAACTTCGGTAAGAAGAGCAATGGAAAAATTGGGTTATAAATAATTTTTGATTTTTTTGTAACATTTTTAATTTTTTTTCGTAGAATGTTTGTATTTATGATTTTAATGTATATATTTGTATTGAGTTTTAGTTAAACAATTTGAGTTATGAAAAATTTAGTAAACATACAACCCCAACAGCATCCACAAAAATTGGAATGGGGAAACTATGCCTGAATTTTTTATTAGAAGTTTTTAGGTTAAATGACCCCATTCGCAAGAGTGGGGTTTTTTTGTTTTAGACAGCGTGGTGAAGTCAATTGGAAGACGACCTGTATCGGAAACAGGAATTATGCGAGTTCGAGCCTCGTCCATGCTACAAGTTTTGTTCTTTGAAATAGTGAAATTAAAGTTTTTTCGGGATGTGGTGTAGTTGGTTAGCATGCGTGTTTTGGGAACATGAGGGAACGAAAGTCATCGCAGGTTCGAGTCCTGCCATCCCGACCAATATGGTATTTGAAGCATTAAGGTGATGTGCTTGGCTGTGGACCAAGAGAAGACGGGTCAGTACCGTCCTTATACCCCAATAAAACGCCAAGGGGGGTCTGCAAAATAAACATTACAAATCTCTGAACGTTAAGGCGTTCTTTAAAAATCTTGTCGCAAATTGTTGCGTAATTTACGACAAAATGCCAAAGTACGGAGTAGAAATACGCCAAAGTACGGAAAATTGTCTCATGGTGTAATGACTAACATGTTTGACTCTGAATCAAAAGAGTGCAGGTTCGACTCCTGCTGAGACAACAAATGGTCTTCTGATGGAATTGGAAGACATACCCTTTAAGGGGGCGAAGGTAATAACATGTGTTCCAATAGAACAGAATAACTTCATTGCAGGTTCGAGACCTGTGAAGACCACAAAAGTGAAATTGTGCAATAAGTACCGAAATTCAACCCTTATTGCATAATATCACCCTTATTTCCCTCTGGTGTAATGGCTAACATATCGGACTTTGATTCCGATGACTGCAGGTTCGACCCCTGCGGGGGAAACAAAAAGATTCTTTGTTATTTCATAATTATTCTTATCTTTGTTAAAAATAAATTGAAAATATGGGTTATAATTTATATCTTGATGATTGGAGATATCCAAAAGATTCTCTTCTGTTTATGGAATTAAACAAGCACCATATTACAACAAGTGGCGTTTGGTTAAATAATTATAAAACGGTTTATTATTGTGAAGATTGGGTGATTGTTCGTAATTATGAGGAGTTTGTTAAAACCATTGAAGAAAAGGGAATACCTTGCATGATTTCATTTGACCATGATTTAGGACAAGAAATTGAGATTTGGAAAGACATTGATGAATATGTTGGTATATATAAAGTATCTAATTGGGGAAGAATTAAGAGAATAAAAAAATGTAAAGGAACTTCTGGTAATAATATACTCACGCCCAATAAAAATATTTCTGGTTTAATTGTGATGTTGAAAAATAATGGAAATGATTGTAGAAAAGCAATTCACATAATTATGTGTGAATCTTTTTATGGTATAAATCCTAATAAAAAATATGTTAATCATAAAGATGGAAATAGATGGAATAATAATATTGACAATTTAGAATGGTGCACTAATTCAGAAAATGTTATGCACTCACATCGAGAACTTGAAAGAGATTTTTCTGCATATGGCGAAAATCATAAAAATAGTAAATCTGTATCTCAATATGATAAAAATGAAAATTTAATTGATGTATATGGTTCAGTTAATGAAGCTGGAAGGCAATTAAAAATATTTTTTGGAAATATTGCAAAATGTGCAAGGGGTGAAAGAAAATATGCTGGTGGTTTTATTTGGAAATATGAGAATAGAAAAATTACAAAAAAAAGTAAAATTGAACATATTACAAATAAAAATTATACAAAAAACTTTTTCATACCAATTATTAATGAAAAAACTGGTTATGATTGTGCTAAATGGTTAATTAATTATTGTATTGACAATAAAAAAGAACTTCCAGCAACAATTCTTATACATTCAATGAATCCTGCTGGAAGTCTTAATATTAAATCATTATTTGATACTTATAATAAGTACTTCCCGCATCATTTTAAATAAAAATCCTTATAATTGAAATTGTTAATGCAATTATTGCTATAGCATAACTAATATAAACACTTGTCATTGAGGCTTTACCTTCAGTATTTGCACGAGTTTCTTTTAAACTTTGTATGTCATCATTTAATTTATCTATTTGTATTTGGTATTCATTTCTATATATAAAAGAATTGTTATTATCTTTTAATGCTTCTCTGAATTCATTCATACCAGCAAGCCTGACATCCACCTCAGTTTTGGCAAGTGTTGTTGCTTCTTTAACACTCATGTAACGCAGTTTAGCTGTATCATTAACCCTGCGAATCTTTTCTTTTATGTATTTTTTAAAAAAACTCTGTTTCATAATTATCTCTTATTAAATATAAATTATTAATAATTCACTTACTTATTAGTGTTTATGTTAATTTAAAAGCAATTC